TAATTTCTTCAGATCTCACAAATTCCCATCCTTCTCTGAGTTTTTTAGATACATTACCTGTATCTTCTTGACCCATGAATTCAGTTCTTATCCATCTATGTACATATCCTTTAGGTGCAGGAGGTGCATCTAGACTTGATGGAGGAGTCCAAGGTTTGTTTCTGACGCTTTTTGTTTCACTTGAACTGCGTGAGGTTCTTTTAATAGTTTCATTCATAATTTTACTCCTTCACGAATTTTGCGTATTCTTCTAGTGGCACTCCTAATTTTTTGGCTATAGCCACCTGTGATCGAGTGAGTGTCACAGTCTTGCGACCTAACTGTTTTCTTCCAGCAGAAGCTACAGTTTGTATCGGTTTGTTATCATTCATAAACTTTTGAGGAAAGTATCCCCTCATTTGTTTATCTACTTCATTGTAATACTCATCAGACTCAAGGTCAAACCCTTGCTCAACTAAGTCTGCGTGAACACCAAATGCAGCGTTTGTCATTGCTTTGTCCTGACCAAACCAAGTGTTTTTTGTTGCCCAAGCTTTAGCTCTAGGACTAGCTTGTGGTTTTTCAACAGGTTTTTGTTCAGGTTGTTGAACTTTTTGCTCAACAGTTTGTTCTTTTTTTTGTTCTATTTCTTGTTTTCTTTGTTCTTGAAGTATTCGTGCTTTTTCTTTCTCAACAGACAACTGAGTTAATTTATCATTTGCCTCCATGATTGCCTTTGAATCGTTAGCTTCAATAGCAACTTGTAAATTATGTTTTACTTGTTCTCTTTGAGCATCAATCCTAGCATCAAATTCTTTTGCATAATTATCATCAATTACAGATGATCTTTTTTCAACATCAGAATATTTTTTTTGTAAACCTTTCGCATAATCAAGAGCAGCCTTTTCTCTTCTTTCCGACTCTCTAAACTTTCGAGTTAGTTGATCAATTCTTTTTTGAACATTTTCAGTGACTTGATTAAGATTCTCCTGTTCAGGTTTTTCTTCTGTTTCAGTTTCGTTATCTGTTTTTTCTTTTTCTTTATCGACTACTTTTGATTTAGTGCTTGCTTTTATAGGGTCACTATACCCCAAATCAACTTCACCTATTTCAGGTTTAGTATCTATTTTTTCTTTTTCTTCAATTGCAATATCTGTTTCGTTAACATCATCTGTGTCAAGTTCAACTTTATCGGTTTCAGTCATAATTACTCCTAGAATAATGCGAGGATGTCCTCTGGTTTATTTATTGTTCCAATGATTTCATCATCGTTCAAAATACGATGTTCACCATATTTCGTTTTAAATCGAGCTCCAGTATATCGTCCATAAACGACAAACTGTCCCTCTTTACACCAAGCTCCTGTAGGAAATTTATTTTTATCCTTGTAACAAAGATCTCCCATTTTAACAACAAAACCTACAACAGTGGTAAGTTGTTGAGTTTCAAGTGTCTTCTCTGTTAAATAAAGACCACCTTTAGTTTTTTCTTTTGGTTGATAAGGTCTAACTAAAAGTCTATAGCCTACTGGTTTGGGTAATACTTTAAGATATTGTTCCACTTCTTTTGCACCTTTTGGAACTAAAGGTTCGTCCTCATCATTCGGTGGAACGACAAGTTTTTTTTCAGGTTTGATCAATGTCATCAACATCATCCTCTCTATTTTGCAGGTCTTTAAGATCCTGAAGCACAGCTTCTAAAGCTGCGAGCTTGCCCTTAGCATAATGTAGATTCTCTAGTTTGTCTATACCATAGCATATATGATCTTTAGTCTTATCAATTTCTTTTCTAATATAATGTCGAATTGTTTGTATTGTTTCTATATCAAGCATGTCTTAAATGTGACTTAGGTCCTAATTTTTTTCTATGTCTTACACCAACTTTATTATACCTTCTTTTTGTTTTTTTGGTAAAGGTTATTACTTGTTTGTGGAGTCTCTTTGGCATATCTTTCTACTAATACAGGATTTTTTACCACAGGTGATTTATATTCTCTAGTTCTTTTTTTAGGAAATTTGTAATCATCTCTTCTTTTATGGCGTATAACTATTGCCTTTTCCTCTCCAGTCACGCTTATCTCCCCTAGGTACTTGTATTTGTTTTTCACACGCAAAATCACTGTGTGTATTTATAACCATCTCTTCCTTATCAGTACAAACATAAAAACATTTTACGGAATCCTCGCCTAAAAAAGGCTCAACTCTTTTTTCTTTTGTTAAACGACATGTCACAAAATATTGATTTCTTTCATCATACAACTGACCTTTTCCTGACCATTTGTAGTTTTTTGTAAAAGCAGAGTCACAAAAAAATAATGGGAGCAAAAGAGCTCCCATTAAATTATTTTTCAGCACAGGCATAACTGTTAATCTCTAGACCAACAGAAATTTCTGTAATTATTGGTTTTGACCACATAATTATCTCCTTAGTTTGAAGTGCTGGTTATCTTACTGATCGCAGTCCACTTAGAAAGTATTCTAATCTATTTTCTAATCTTTGCAATACCTTTTAATCCAAAGGATCCTGCAATCGAAGCTAACATGCCATAAGATATCCAATCAGGACAATCGTTCTTTAAAAATAAAAACCCTTGTTGCATATAAGGTTGAAGTGCAGGAAAAAATGAGGCAAAAAGTATAAAAATAAAGGTAAGAGTCCAAGCTTCGTCTTTCCACGAATTATCTGATGCTTTCATAGCTGATTCATCCCAATTACCATCTTTTTCAATTTTGGTTTTTGTCGCTTCTAATTTAGTTAACTCAACTTGACTTTTAAGTTGTGCTTTTTTTTGTTTGCCCTCTATCCATGTTTTTGCCAAACTTGCAACAGGACCTAAAATTGCTGTAAACATTATATCTCCTTTTGATAAATAATTTTATTATCGCCTTTTTCAACAACATTAAAATTATAAGTCTTTAGAAGCATGTCGACAATACCCATCTGTAGGTGTTGGTAATCGTCAATAATAAATACAGCTTTTGAATCTGAGCGAGGTATAAAAAAATTTAACTCATTAATAACATCTTTTGTCGTATGAGGTCCATCAAAGTGAACCACCTTATACAAACCATACAACATTAAATTATCATTTACATTGAACTGATGTCCCTCATGCATGGTTTTAAAATAATAATCATCCGTCATATGGTAAAAATCAAACTCAGGATAATTCTGATAGAGTTCGCAAACAGTTTTTTGTTTCATTTCTTCAGTGTAGTCAGCTACAACGCTAGCTTTATTATCGTAGTGTTGATAATTTAAATTATTGTAAGGATCAATAGCAATATGTTTATATAGTTGTGGCTTGTGATCACGAACTGCGTCCATGATCAATTTAGATCCCAACCCTTCCCTTAACCCAATTTCGCAAGTCAAAGTGACTTGTTCAATGTTTAAACTGCCTATGTGTTTTGTTATCAGATGGTACTCTGATGAATCACCTTTTATCACTTAATTCCTATAAATTTTTTGCCTTTAACCTGAATGTCAGATATTCCTTTTATATCGCTTTTTATACCATTTTCTCTATGAGGGCAACCTGTTCCACCTTTTTTTAAACCCATAGTTTCTTTAGTTGAAATACCTGTTTCTTCTTTTTTTGGATTGTAAGCAACAAAATTCATTTTGTAAGGAGTGATTCCTTCTTTTTGATAAAAGTCACTTTGAGCCTGATTCATTAAATTTTTAAAACGAGAATCAAAATCTTTTCTAAACAAGCCTGTCATGGCTTCTTTCATAACTTTATCTTTATTTTGATTGAACTGTTGACCAAAAAATTCTACAAACTTTTCACCTTGACTTTGACCTCCTTCTTGCATCCCTTGTGGCTGAGGTCCTTTTTTCGGTGGAGCTCCAAAGCGTTTACCTTTCATCTTTTGCTTCCTTATCAAATTCTTTAAGAACCTTGGCTCGTGCAACATCTAACTTCTCATCAGCAACACGAATTCTTTGTTGTGAAGACGCTTCAGCGTCTTCTCTCTTCATTTTTTCTAAATCTATTTTTTGTTCAAACTCGTCTGATTTTCTATCAGAATCACTTATAAATTCACCAACTTTTCGTTGCATATCCATAGCTTTTAAATCAATCTCTTGTTGTTTTAATTGAATTAATGGGTCTTGTTTATCAGCATCATTAATTCTTTCAAGTTCCTGTAGCTCGACAGTCAATGCAGCTACTCTTTCTGCAACCATAGACTCCGTATAAGTTTGATACGCTTCCATATTAACCTTAGCTAACTCCTGAAACTCAGGCATTTTCTCCATAATCTGTAATACCTGACCACGAGCCTTGAACGATAAGTGTTCAGAAATATGAGCTTGCAATAAAGCATAAACCATAGGGTTGATTTGTACCATGCGTGTGCGAATAAAAGAAGAATGAGCCATGATATGTGCATCATGACTTTGTAAAGGAAACGCTTTTGGTACTTTCATCTGTAAAGCTCTCGCATTTTCAATCGCTGGATCTAAAGGTTGTGGTACTTCATCAGGTTTTAACAACGCATCGACCTGTTTTGTACCTAAAGCTTCATAAACTCGTCTATACGCCTCTCGAACATTGTGAATTTGAGGATTCGACTGTGCAATCTGTAATTGTGTCTGTGCAAGCGTGACTTTTTGTGCCATAGAAAAGACATTAGGGTCAGCAACAGGGATAACATCAACCTCTTCACCAAAATCAGCAACTTTTACGAAACGATTACCTCCATAAACAGCATATGGATACAAAGGTGGTAAATATGTCGAGAAAACTTTGGCTAATAACCTAAATTCTTGTCGCATAGCATAGTAACAACGCTTGTGAATAGCACTCATGACCCTTGAGCCACGCTCCATGAGAGCAATTGTAGTGCCCACGGCTCTATTTTGTGTGTCATTGCCTATTGCCATGTCAGCAATTGACGCAAAACGCTGTCCTGCAGCTACGCAATATTGTAATAAACTAAATAATGTGGCATCAGGACCTTTAAATGGTAAAAATTGAAACTGATCTTTAATATTTCCACCAGGTGCGTCAACATCTCTGAACTCACCAGGTTGAAATGGTTGATCTTCATCCCTGATTCTAATACCACGAGACTTAAAACCAGCAGGGAGGTTGCTTAAAGTTCCTGCATCAAGCAATTGTCTTAACGCTGCAGTAGCCGTTTTACTTAAACCACCAATCATATGAATTAAACCAAAGCCATAAAACCCTAAACCTGGTAAAAATTTGAAATGTACAAAATATTCTTTGCGTTTATAGGTTTCATCAAAAGGCTGATAGTTTCTATATATACTTAAAATTTGTGAAGAGCCTTCATCAATTGTTACGATGTAAGGAACTTTAACATTTTTCGATGCGTCTTCGATTTCATACTCTTCTAAATCTAAATCAACATGCATTTCTAAAATATTAAATTGATAATCTTTATCTGCTGACGGACTTACACCTTCTATTTCTTGATATTTAGATTCAATTTGATCATCATCCATTTGAGACGGAGCAATTTCTACATCTCTATAAAAACCACTTCTTTGTTTTTTCAACAATTCATTCTCGCTCATTTTAAGTACATGTGTAATTCTTTCACAATCTTTTAAATCGGTTGCGTAATAAGGAACAACTAAATCTTCAGCGTGTACAAATTTACTTACAGGTCTTTGCATAATGTCATCGAAGTATATTTTTTTAAATGCTGAACCTGTTAAAGGTAAATAAAATAATAATTGATCAAAGTCAGGTGTATATTCTTCCATCTGATCCATGAGCATATAATTCATAAACTCTTTTACTCTTTGTGCTTGCTCTTCTCTTTGAAAATTTATTTCACCAACAACTTGAGTTCTTACAGGACCATCACTTGGTAATAATTCTTTATAAGCTTGTGCTTGAAATTGTGTCACGGCTTCTGATAACAACGGATGAGTTACACCACTTGCACCTTTAAAAGGTTGTCCTTCATCATTGTATTTAAATCCTAATAAATCTAATCCTGAAGTATAGCCTTTTTCCCAATCCCCTCTTGACTCTTTATCTTTTTTGTAATCAGTGACTAATTCATTTGCAATACGAGACAAAACTCGTTCATCAAGATCAATGGCTACATTTTTGTAAAATGTTTCCATAAGTTGATCTTCTAAATTGACCACTTGTTTTGGAACTACCTCTTCATCAGTCTCAACAACTTCGACTTCGAGATCTTGTTTTTTTTCTTCGTTAGACTCTTCCTGATTCTCTTCAGATTGAGTGTTTTTTTCTACAGCCATTAATAAATCCTTGTTTTTTTATTTTTTCCTAGTTTACATTTTGCCTTTACAAACTTACCTCGTTTAGCTCCAATTTTTTCATAGTACATAGGAAACATTTTTTGAGTGGCACCACTTCTTCTTAGTGATTCATTTTTTTCTTTAATCTCACCAATTAAATCACGGCTTTGAAAAACAGGAGCTGGAGGTTCTTTGAAAAAAGCAAAAGGATCACCACCCATAGTCTCATAAATTTTTAATAATTTTTCTCCTTTACTAGATCCTTGTTCCGTGGTCGTTGAGTCACTAGCCGAGGCATCAGCAACACGCCTATCTTCCTCATCTCTTTTTTGTCTTTGTGTTTTATATTTAAGAACCCCTCTTTTTAATCTTTCTTTTTCAATTTCACTTCTAGAATTAGATTTTTTATTTTCTCTTTCTTTTTCTATCTCACTAAGAGGATTGTAAAAGGGTCTGGTTGACTTCATCATTAATAATACCTGTATTCCTTCTCTGGTAAATCTTCGAGTTCTTTGTAATCTGAGTATAACTCAATAAAATTACCTTGCCTATACCTTAACACAGCTTGGGTGGTTGAATCAACATAATCATCATAAGCTCCATTCGGAAAAGCAGCACACTCATCCATCACCTCATCAGCAAACATCTCACCATACGGAAACCAAACCTGACCACTTTCAAATATAGGAGAAACTGAATTGACTCTTGTATGCTTATCGTTACCTTTACTCGGAACAAAAGGTACAACAGGAATACCCATGCGTCTGAATTCTTGAGTCAATGGTTCACCACTTGCTTTTTGTTCTATGATTACAGTTTCAGGTTCCCAATACTTATACGCATCCATTGCCACAGCTTTTAATTCAGGAAAGTCATACTTGCCTCGAATGGCATCTAATAAAATTAAAGCTGGCGTAGCTTCATCAGGATGAAATATTCCCCAAGTTGTAATAGCAGAATAGTCGGCTGTTTCTTTTTTACTAAACGCTGTATCATAACTTTGTATTACATGAATTAAATTTGGTACAGTAGCACCCTTCCATGGTTGCCACCATTCTCGTTTTAAAATCGCACCTTCTTCAGATGTAGGATTCTGCATATACTGAGCTGACCAATTACGAATAGGTAATGATGCTTTAATTTTTTCTAGCTCCTCTAAAGACCAATATTCATTCCAAACAGGATTCCCACTTGGTAAAATTGCAGGAAAAGATATTTGTCTCCATTGATCAGCTTTTACCTCAGACTGATTTTTTATGAGCCTTCCTGTTAAATCATCTTCTGCCCATCTTGTCATAACCAATAAAATTGAACCACCTGGTTGTAATCTTTGTCGAGGTCCTGAAGTGTACCAATCAAAAGCTCTCTCCATTGCCATATCTGACATTGAGTCTTGTTCCGTGTGTGGATCATCAATAATCAATAAATCAGCACCACGACCAGTGATGGACGCACCAACACCTGCTGCGTAATACTCTCCACCATGATTTGTTTCCCATCTACCTTTTGCTTTGGAGTCCTCACGAAGTTTCACATCACCAAAAATTTGTTTGTACTGTGGGGAATCAATAATGTTTCGAACCTTAGAACCGAACCTTACTGCAAGTTCTGTATTATGTGATACTTGCATAATTTTTAATTTAGGATTCTTACCAATCATCCATGCAGGAAAATAAATTGATGCAAATTCAGATTTGGTATGCCTTGGAGGCATGTTTATTATGAGCCTTCCTTTTTTTTTCTGTGCAATATCGGTAAATTCTTTTGCTATGATTTGATGATGTCCCCACTGACTCGGATCTTTTTCTTTACGACATATAAAATCTTGCCACATCTCTTGAACAAAATATAAAAAATTATCCTGACAAAGCTTGATGTGCTTGATCCATAGCTTCTCTACTTCGAGCCTTAATTTATCTGTTGTTAAAAAATCTTTTTTCATGCTAGACTTTTACTTTCTATATGTTAGTATTCAACTCAACCTATACTGTCAACCGACAGTAACATTTTTTTTCTGACCTGAGAAAAAATTAAAAAAAAAACTACCAAAAACCAAACAATATATGAGCCTTCTAAACCGAGTAGCTCGCACCCATAGTCGCATAATATACATTATGTTAAATTTTGCCATATTATCACATCCGTTAGCAATTGCTCCAAGTTTTTTTCGTTATATTTACATGATCCAAGGAGCTCGAACTTTATTTCTTGGTGCAAGATGAACGCCTGATGAACAAGCCTGAGAATTTTCAGGCTTTTCAGCTTAGGGGTGAAAAGCAAGATGAAGACATTACCACCACAGGATAATCTTTCTATGTGCCAATTAATCTGATATTTTGAAAGACCATAATTCTTGCTCTCTCCTGATTTTAATTCTAACCAAATCTCAACACCATTCATACATCCGTTGACATCAGGTATTCCGTTGATTGTACTAGATTCTATTCTAAAAAAATGCCAATCTCTTTTTGTCTTTTGAATCGAGGCAAGATGCCTCCACAATTGTGATTCTTTCATGCCTAATCTATTTACATTAAATTAGGCAAGAAAGCAAGATTGACCTATGGTTTATTATCTTCAAAGTAATCGTAAATATGATCTTCAATTACATCTTGAGAGTGAAATATAATATCTCTCTTGTAAATATTATGTAAAATTTCTTGTCGAGAATCTCCACCCTCTTCAATTGTTTTTTGAATATATTTTTCTTCCTCTTCAAATGCCATTTGTTTTACTTTACCCATTATATTTCCTTTCTTCACATTTATCCCATATTTTACCAAATCTTTTTAACCACTCAGACTGATAATCATTTATTATTTCGTCTGACCAAAGCATATCATCGGCACTTAGATGTTCTTTAAAATTTTGTTTCTCACACCAAGAAATGTATATTTTATTTAATAAATCTATTGTC